AGAAGCCGTACCAAACTGCGCCCCCATTATCGCTCCGAAAATAGGTCCGAGTCCGGCTATGTTCAAAAACTGAATCACGATATTTTGTTGGCTGACACTTACATAATAGCGGCGTTGGTTGCGTTTGTCAATATAAAGTTCTGAACTTTATAAGGAGGGGAGAACGCTTGGAATTAAAGGCAATCCGAGAAAATGCCGGTTTGCGGCAGGAAGACGTAGCGAAGAAACTCCGCGTAAGGGTTTCCGCTGTGTCGAACTGGGAACGCGGCGTGAATGGCATCGCAAGAAAGTACATTAGACCGTTGACCAGATTGTACGGCGTGACTGAAACGGAGATCAGAGCGGCATCGGAAGCTGCGCAGACTGCAAGAGCGGATAAGGAGGGCGCATGAAACGATTTATTAAATGGTTTTTGCTTCTCTGTTCATGGGCTCTGGTCGCTATTGTATCCGCCACTATCTTAATGCTTGTTTCAGCGTGGATTGCAGGATCAACGGAAGGCGTTTTGTTTAGCGCTGCTTTTTTGGTCTTGACCATTGTGGTTTGCGCTGCGATTTTGGCGATAAGTGGGGCGGACATATGAAGGCAAAAAAATGCCCCGCCCAATGTTGCAGCATTGAGCGGGGCGGGTGGGACAAATCTCACCACAAGATATTGTGTCCGTGCTTATTGTAGCACGGAAGAAAGGAAAAGGCAAGATGTTAAAGCCACAACAGTTAACGCGACGGCGAAATGACCTTGAGCGAGCTGTGCGCGGCGCGATGGGACGAGCATTGATTCGCACCGGCAAGGAGCTGGGCGAGGAAATCGGCTTGTCAGAAACGCAAATCTGTAACCGCATGGCGGGGCGTTCCCGCTGGACGTTAGAGGAAATTTGGGAACTTGACCGAGTTTTGCAATTCACCGACGCGGAAAAGCTCATGCTGATCGGAGGCGCGAAATGATTGACACACTGGTTTTCGGCGGCATCGCCGCTGCGGTGATCGTGTTCAACGGCTGTGACTTCACCACGAGCCTTGCCGTCATCGGCGCGTGTGCGGTGTGCAAGGTGCTGTATGAGCTGCTGCCGTTTATCGACAGGGGGTGCAGATGGTGAAATGCGAGCTGTACCATGACAACTTTCAGAATTTCAAGAAATACGGAATCCCAAAGGCACAGCTCGTGATTGCGGACATTCCCTACAATATCGGCGCTGACGCTTACGGGAGCAACCCGACGTGGTACATCGGCGGCGACAACAAAAACGGCGAGAGCAAAAAAGCAAAGAGCAGTTTTTTCAACTCTGATGGCTATTTCAAGATCGCAGAATATATGCACTTCTGCAACCGCCTTTTGAAGAAAGAGCCGAAGGAGAAAGGGCAAGCCCCGGCAATGCTTGTTTTCTGTGCGTTCGACCAGATGCAGACCGTCGTGGAGTACGGCAAGCAGTACGGGTTCAAAAACAGCTACCCGATGTTTTTTTGCAAAAACTATTCCGCGCAGGTGCTTAAAGCCAATATGCGAGTGGTAGGCGCGACGGAGTTCGCGGTGGTGCTTTACCGTGACAAGCTCCCGAAATTTAATAACGGGCGCGAGATCGGTGAAGATGGGAAACCGATTCGCGGCACGGGAAAGATGGTTTTTGACTGGCAGAAGTGGGAGCGCGACGGGAAGGACATTCCCAAGATCCACCCCACGCAGAAACCGGTGAACGTGCTGAAGCGGCTGATTGAAGTTTTTACGGATCCCGGCGACGTTGTGATTGACCCATGCGCCGGCAGCGCGGCCACCCTCCGCGCGGCGTATGAACTGGGGCGGAACGCTTACGGGTTTGAAATCGACAGGAATTTTTACAAGGCAGCGCAAGAAGAAATGCTCGCCCCGCTGTTTGAGAAGCCCGCACAAATCACGATGGAAGAGGTGACACGATGAGACGGCATGACAAGCGCACGAGAGAGCAGCGCAAGGCGGACGAATCTGCACTGTTCGCGGCGGCGTGTCTGGGCGCGGCGATCATCTTGATCGTGGTTTCTATCCTCGCCACCAGCGCGCAGGCGGTCGAAGCAAGTCCCGAGGAATCCTCGGTAGTCGTTGAGGAGTATGATCCCGCGTGGGACAAGCCCGCGACGGAGAGTGCCGTTTGCAATGACGTGTTTCTCGGCGAATTTACGCTGACGGCCTATTGCCCCGGACGCTGCTGCTGCGGCAAGTGGGCAAGCGGCTACACCGCGACCGGCACGCTGGCGACCGAGGGGCGCACGATCGCGGTCGATCCGAAGGTGATCCCCTACGGCACGCACGTCCTTCTGATCTGGCCGGACGGCACGCAGCGCGAGTACACCGCCGAGGACTGCGGCGGCGGCGTGAACGGCAACCACATCGACGTGTTTTTCAACGACCATCAGGCGGCGCGCGTATTCGGCGTGCAGAGCGCAATGGTGTATTTGGAGGAGGAGGAATGATGCACTGCGAATCGTGCGGTGCTGATTTTGAGAATCCAGCTATTTACCGCGAACGAGAAAACCTTGACGGAGAACGCGGGTATTACTGGCACGAAACGCTGGTATGCCCCTTCTGCGGGGAGGAATGGATAACGGAGGTAAAAGATGAAGAATGACGGGGTAAGTGAGTACGCGCGTTGCACAGTGGATATTTACTTCCCTAACAAGGAAGTTAAGTGCATGTATTGCCCATTGCTGGAAACGTACTCGCGCAACCAGTGCCGGAGAACCGGCGAATATATCGCAGACACGCGCGGCATCGGCATCTGGTGCCCGCTGAAAATGGAGGAGTTAACTGATGGAGAACCTTGGAATCTATGAAAGCGTGCGGAAAGTCCCGCAGTCCGCACAGCGCGAAATTCAAGCGGGGAGGCTGAAAGGAATGACCGACATTAACCCCATGTGGCGCATTAAGGCGCTGACGGAGCAGTTCGGCCCTTGCGGCATTGGTTGGAAATATACCATCACCGATAAGCGCCTTGAAAATGGCGCGAACAACGAGGTTTCCGCATTTGTAGACATTGACCTTTACATCAAAGTCGACGGGGAGTGGTCAGATGCGATCCCCGGCACAGGCGGCAGCGCGTTTGTAGCCAGTGAACGAAACGGCCTTTATACCTCTGACGAGTGCTTCAAAATGGCGCTGACCGACGCTATCTCCGTTGCCTGCAAGGCGCTCGGATTTGGCGCCGATGTGTATTGGGCGAAGGACGCGACCAAGTACACACCAAGGCCGGAGAGACAGCAACCAGACGAGGCGGCTGGAAAACCGGTTTGTAAGGACTGCGGCAAGCCCATCTACCCGGTAACGCACGGCGGCAAGACATATTCCGTTGCAGATGTCGCCAAGAACGCGAAGGAAACTTACGGCGAGCCGCTCTGCTGGGCGTGCATGATAGCAAGGAGAAAAGCCAATGAAAGCCCGACTGCATGATCTATCCCTTGCGCGCGATGGTGGGTATTTGCTCACCATCGCTACGCGGGAGAACGTCGGCACACTATACGACGAGCTGCACGAGGTAGACGTTGACGTGACCGTCAAAAAGCACCGCGAGAAGCGGAGCCTTGACGCCAACGCTTACGCATGGGTGCTGTTGGACAAGCTTGCGGAAGCCACAGCAACGCCAAAGAGTGAGATTTACCGCCGAGAGGTGCGGGACGTTGGTGGCAACACAGAAACCGTATGTGTGCGCGAGAAGGCCGTACAGAAGCTATGCGACGGCTGGAACAAGAATGGCATCGGCTGGCAGACGGAAGTGATAGACAGCAAAATTGACGGCTGCAAGAATGTGGTGCTGTATTACGGCTCGTCCACCTTCGACACAAAGCAAATGGCTCGCCTCATTGACAACATCGTGCAGGACTGCAAGGAGCTGGGCATTGAGACATTGACCCCGCAGCAGCTTGACGCACTAAAGGAGGAATGGGGCAGATGACGAAAAGCATCATGCAGGACAAGCGAGAGTGCTATATCTCAGGATTCTCGACAAACCTCGCGCGGCATCACATTTACGGTGGTGGCCGTCGACAGCTATCCGATATTTGGGGCTGCTGGGTGTGGCTGCGTGCCGACTGGCACAACATGGCCGACTACGGCGTGCACGGCAAGAACGGTCACGAGCTGGATATGCAGCTGAAACGAGAGTGCCAAAAGCGTTTTGAAGAGCTTTATGGTCACGATACTTTTATGGACGTATTCAAGAAAAACTATTTGGAGGACGAATCATGTTAAACAGAGTTTGCATCATGGGTCGCATCACGCGCGACCTCGAACTGCGACGCACGCAGGACGGCACGGCAGTCACAAGCTTCACCGTTGCCGTCGATGACGATTTTAAGAGCAAGGCAACCGGCGAGAAGAAAACTTACTTCCTCGATGTGGTTGCATGGCGGCAGAACGCCGAGTTCGCTTGCCAGTATTTGAGCAAAGGACGCATGGTCGTGGTTGAGGGTAAACTCACCGTCCGCGACTGGACGGACAAGGACGGCAATAAGCGCCGCAACGCGGAGATTATCGCCGACAATATCTATTTCGGAGACAGCAAGCGCAACGATGCTACCGAGCCGCATTTCACCGTAGAGAGCGCCGCAGGCGACTTTGGGGTGATCAGTGAGGACGACGGCGATCTACCGTTTTAAGGCGGTGGAGGCATGGCAAGAAACTATGCAGCACTCCCCTATGATTATTTAGAGGAGATGGATGCGCTCAACGATGCAGAGTTCGGTCGGCTAACGCGGGCATTGCTGGTTTACAGCATGACGGGAGAGCAGATAGCGCTTTGTGGCAATGAGAGATTCTTTGTCAAACGCATGATGGCGCAGGAAGACCGCTTTAAGGCAAGCTATGACGATATTGCGACAACGAGAAGCGAAGCTGGCAAGGCTGGTGCTGCCGCAAGATGGCAAAATGGCAAACGCATTTTTGCTAATGGCAAAAATAGCAAAGCCATGTCTGCCAATGGCAAAAATGGCAATACCGAAACCAAAACCGATACCAATACCGAAACCAATATCCAGCTATCTACCGATAGCAAGGGAGAATATTGCGCTGAGCCGCAAGCGGCTTCCGCGCCACCGGTGATTTCTTTGCCACTGAATGACGGGACTTTCTTTGACGTGTCGGAGAATGACAGGGCCAAATGGTCGCAGCTCTATCCGAACGTTGACGTTCTACAACAGCTCAGAAACATGGCGGGGTGGTGCGATTCAAACCCTACCAAGCGTAAAACTCGCGGAGGGATTAAGCGCTTTATCACCTCGTGGCTCTCCAGAGAGCAAGACAAGGGCGGCAAAGCGCCGCAAAATAAGCCGTTTGTCGGCGGCGATGTTTTCGCCGAGATGCTGGAGGAGGAGAAGAGCCGTGGAAAGATCTGACGTGATTAGCCTTTTGGGGCGGATAAAACGAGCATATCCGCAGGCTTACGCCAAGATGACCCGCGTAGAAGCCGAAGAACTGGTTTCCCTCTGGTTGGACATGCTGGGAAATGAAGACCCTGCCGAGGCGATGAACGCAATGAATTCGCTGATTGCCGAGGATACGAGGGGATTTCCGCCGAAGGTCGGCCAAGTGCTGGCAAAGATCAGGGGCACAGTTTTCCCACACGTCTCGGTGGCGTGGATGAAGCCATACATCGAGCGGACAGCCGAACAGGAGGCGTTCATGCCGAGCATATCGCGTTATGCGAGAGAACACGGGCTAACGTGGGAAGCGGCGGCTGCCGAAATGGCAGGCGGTGCGCCGTGAGCGGGTATCGCGGGGGCATTTTCAAGTGCCCGTTTTACTCGCGGGACTACCGCGACTATCTCAACTGCGAGGGCGCCCAAGTCAAACTGCCGAAAGAAGAGCTGGACGAATATACGCGGCGCTACTGCGCCAACGAAGAATGGCGACACTGCCCGATCGCCCGGGCGCTGACGCTGCACTACGAAAGGACGGAGAACCGATGAGCGAAAGAAACAGAGACAAGATCAAGAAGCTCAAACACGAGATTGGCCGCTACGAAAAGCGCTGCGGCGACCTAATGAAGCTGAACGCGCAGCTTTCCAAGCGCGCCAGCGGCGTTGCCGAGATCAGCATTGCAACCGACGCGCTGCTTGCGCAGGTGGCGATTGCCTACGGTGAGGACGCAGTAGACCCCGACACGGGGGCGGTCATCGGCAAACGCCTGATGCTGCCGAAGTTCGACGCACGGGAAACCTATCGCAAGTACGAAGTGCATGCCAGAAGGGATGGCGAAAACTACATCATCGGTGTCGGTCTGCGGGATGACCCGCGCGACCACAATGGCGCAAAGGAGGAAGAGAAATGAGACTGGCTATCATGGACACCAACGCGTTCAACACGATCATCGCCGCCGTAAAGGGCGCGGTATCAACAAGCGTGAGCCGGCCGATGTACAAGAATATCCGGCTGGAATTTCGCAAGAAGGACAAGGCGGTTACGGCTATCGCCACAGACGGCTTCCGGCTTTTTGTGGAGCGCGCGACCTGTTGCGAGGTCGAAGAGGATTTCGATTGCTACATCAAGCCGAGTATCCGCCTGCCACGCGGTAATTCCATGCGCTTGGAGCTGAAAGAACGGGACAAGACGGAAAGCGTGGTTGAGATCGAATGCCTCGGCTGCATCTTCGGTTTTGTTCAGCCGGTTGGAAAGTTTCTGGATTGGGAAAAAACCCTGCCCAATGAGCCGACATTCCGTATCGGCGTGAATGCCGAGTATCTTCTCTCGGCGTTGCAGGCGGCAAAGGCCAGCGTCGGCGGCGCCTTCAAGCAGCCTGCTATTCTGGAATTCCGTGGTCCAATTGGGCCCATTACGATCAAAACCAACCACGAGGACGTCAAAATGGTCCTGCCAGTGCGAATCAGGGAGGCCGACGATGGCGCTGACATCAGCTGACCTCGCGAGACTCGGGCCGCAGGCGCAGAAGCAGGCGCGCAGGGCGACGAGCAGGGAACGGCGGCAGGCGGAAAGCGTGCGTTTTTTTGTGGATGGGCGGCCCGTCCCGAAGGGCAGGCCGCGCGTCACGCGGCATGGCACTTACACGCCAAAGAGCACGCGGGAATACGAGGCTTCCATACGCGCGGCGTGGGAGAGGGAAAACGTGATGCCGTTTGCCGCGGGAGACGCGCTGGAACTTGATGTTATTGCGTACTTCCCCATCCAGAAGGGGACGCCAAAAGAGCGCAGAGCAGAAATGGAGTTAGCCCCATACCTAAAGCGCGGAGACCTCGACAACATCGTCAAGGCCGTCATGGATGCGCTCAACGGGTATGCGTATCCGGATGATGCGGCGATATGGAATATTGCGGCGAGGAAAAGATACACGAATGAGCCGCCGGTCACGATAGTAACGCTGACCAAATCGCGACGCGCAAGGGAGTTTACCGATGAGCTTTGAGCATTGCCTGCCGCCGACGCGGTATCCCGGCTGTCAAGACCATTGCCCGTACTACGCGGCGGATATCGCAAAACACCGCGCCGCCCGGAAGGAAGAGCAGCGGGAAGCGCAGGAGAAAGATGATTATTTGGGCGCGCGCCAGTTCAAGACGCGGCGCGGGCAGAAACTGAGAAAATAAAGGGGGCGAAAAAGATGAATGCAAAAGACACTGCGGAGCGGATCCGTGGGCTGAGAACTTCCGCTGGCATGAGCCAAGCGAGTTTTGCCGCCATGTGTGGAATTGAGCAAGGTCAGCTGTGCAACTACGAGATGGCGCGCATCATGCCGACTATCCCGCTGTGCGAACGGATATGCCGCGCCGTCGGCATTAACCTGCTCGACTTTTTACGGGAGGATGACGAGGGGAAAAGCGGAATTCCGACCGAGGAACGCATCGGCGAGAAGGTGAAAGCCCTGCGTCTGATGAGAGGGATGAACCAGACAGAACTTGCGGAGAAGTCAGGCGTCGCAGACAGCACAATCTCGTCCATCGAGCGCGGCGAGCGATACGGTATAGTCACGACGTATCTCTATCTCGCCGAAGCGCTGGACGTGTCCATCGCGGCGCTGTTAGGAGGGGAATGACATGAGCCGATTCGTTATGAGCAAGACCCCATGGGAGCGCTGCCCGTATCCGGTCCTCAAAGCGGCGCTGGAGAAGACCGACTACAACCAGACCACGCTTGCCGAGGCGACCGTGCGGGCGTTTCTCGCGTTGGAGGATTTGACCGGGAAACCGTTCCGGGAGCTGTTCGGGGAATGTGAGGGGAGAAGATGAAAGTTCTGGTTGCCTGCGAGGAATCGCAGGAGGTATGCAAAGCGTTCCGCGCATTGGGGCACGAGGCGTATTCCTGCGACATTCAGGAGCCGTCCGGCGGGCACCCTGAGTGGCATATTCTGGGCGATGCGCTCAAGGCCATCGAGGGGGGGCAAGTGACCACAATGGACGGGCAGACGCATGATGTGGGACGGTGGGATTTGATGATTGCACATCCGCCGTGTACTTATCTGACATCCGCTGGGAGTATGCGCTTGATCCGTATTGACCCATCCGGGGGAAAATGGATCAATGCAGAGAGATATTACCATATGCGTGAGGCGGCCAAGTTTTTCGAGATGATTTTACGGGCTGATATACCAATGATTTGCGTCGAAAATCCAGCCCCCATGCACATATGTGAGTTGCCGAAATACAGCCAGATTATCCAACCTTACATGTTTGGGCACCCATACACTAAACGGACGTGTTTATGGCTTAAAAATCTGCTGCCGTTAGAGCCGACACAGGTAGTAACGCCTAAGGCACGTTGGGTGGATACGGGGCACGGGCGGACGACGAGAACTAAACTCGACGGATTAAAACTCAGCGCAAAGGACCGGAGCAAGACCTTCCCTGGCATCGCCAAAGCTATGGCGGAGCAATGGGGAGGAGACATTAGGGAGGACGCATGAACATCGGAGACACATACAGCTGGACACCCGCAGCCTTCGAGGGCGCGAGCGGATTATGCAGTTTTGAAAAACTGAAAACCGTACACGGCAGAATCGTCTACATCAACGAGCGCCACCGCTACTTTACGGCGGAGGCGGAGATCAACGGGATCAAGCTCAGAGAGAGCTTTAAATTTTAATAAAAATCAGGAGGAATTTTCACCATGAACAACAATCAGGACTATATCGTTCGCTGCGACCGCGCAGGCGTTTTCTTTGGCAAGATCAAGGAGAGAAACGGCTCCGAGGTTACCATGACCGAGGTGCGTAAGTTGTGGAGCTGGGACGGCGCGTGTGCCGTGGAGCAGCTGGCGAAGGACGGCACAAAAGCACCGGGCAACTGCCGTTTTACCGTGACGATTCCGGAAATGACCGTGCTGGGGGCAATCCAGATTATCCCATGCACGGATGCGGCATCTGCGTCGCTTCGAGGCGTAAAGGAGTGGAAGAGATGACGCTTGATGATAAGGTCAAGGCATTCCTGTCAGTGAGCTCCGGCTACGGCTCCGGCTCCGGCTACGGCGACGGCTACGGATACGGCTCCGGCTCCGGCTACGGCTCCGGCTCCGGCTACGGCGACGGCTCCGGCTACGGCTACGGCTACGGCGACGGCATTAAAAGTTTCAATGGGGAACCGGTCTATCGAATTGACGGCGTAAACACGCTGATTCATTCCGTGCGCGGCAACACTGCGCACGGGGCAATTGTGAACGAGGACTTGACGCTCACACCGTGCTACATCGTCAAGCAGGACGGGTTTTTTGCGCACGGCGAAACGCTGCGAGAAGCAATGGAGGACTTGCGCGATAAGCTTTTTGAGGATATGCCGGAAGATGATCGCATTGAGATGTTCTTGAGTGAGACAGACCGCAAAAAACCGTATCCGACGCAGTACTTTTACGACTGGCACCACCGCTTGACCGGTTCATGCGACATGGGGCGAAAGCAGTTTGCCCATGACCACGGCGTCGACCTCGAGCACGGCATGATGACGCTTACGGAGTTCTTGGAGTTGACGAAAGACGCTTATGGCGGCGATGTGATCCGAAAAGTGATTAGTAAGATGCAGGAGGTGGAGTGATGGTTTCTGGTGAGGCATTGAAAAAGCTGCAAGAGCAGATCGCGGCGTGGCCGATGACGCAGCGGTTCGTGGTGCAGCAGCTCATTGAGGATTATTTGAGGAACCGGGAACGTGCGCGCATATGAGGCGACAGGACTGCCGGCGGAGGAAGTGTCCACGCGGGTTAAAGACTGGAACGACCTTTGCACTATCGTCGGAGAGTGCGGCGGTATTACCAGAGTAAAGGCGCTGGACGAAGCCGACAAGGATGGTCGGCTCGTGGTGCTTGAAAAAGGGGAAAATCATGGATAGAGATATTAGAAGAGCTCTTGCTCGCAAATATAACGGGATGAAGCAGCGATGCTACAATCCGAAAAACTCTGAATATAAGAATTACGGCGCGAGAGGAATCGGAATTTGCGAAGAGTGGCTTTCAAACCCTGATTCGTTTTTTGAATGGGGAGTTTTGAACGGGTACGAAAAAGGGCTGACTATCGACAGGATAGATGTCAATAGGGGATATGAACCCGAGAATTGCAGATGGGCTACTATGGCAGAGCAACAGTCAAATAAGCGGTCAAACGTAATGGTTGAGTGTAACGGAGAAATGGTAACTCTGGCTGAAGCAAGTAGGCGCATCGGAATCAGCGAATCAGCGGTATGGATGAGAATAAAACGCGAAATCCAAGTTGACATGGAGCCATACAAGTGGGAAAAGCCTGTAATTCGAGATGCTGGGGCAATCTTCCATAGCGTGAAAGAAGCAGCTAAAAGCGTAGGGGTACACGATACAAAAGTCTCTGCCGTTTGCAAAGGGAATCGAAAAACAACCGGCGGACATTCATTCCGGTTCCTCACCCGCGAGGAGGCGGAGAAAGCATTGGAGGCGATGAAAAAATGAGTAAGGCTGTTATGCTGAGCATCCGCCCCAAGTGGGCGGAGAAGATTGCCAACGGTGAAAAGACGATTGAGGTGCGAAAAACCAGACCGAAGCTGGACACGCCGTTCAAATGCTACATCTACTGCACGCTGCAAGGCTGTAACGAGTTTTTTCGAGTTGACCTCGGGGGTGATGTTGCCAAGTGGAACCGCGGCAAGTGGGCAGACCGCAAGGGCAAGATTATCGGCGAATTTACCTGCGACCGTATTTACGAGCTTGAGACCAAAGCGCGCGGCGGCAGCTACTACGTCAAGGGTGAAGACTGGCTGACGGCGTGCGAAGTAGCTCAACAGTCCTGCCTTACCCTCAAAGACATGCACGACTATCTGCACGCGCAAACGGGCTACGGCTGGCACATTACCGATTTGCGCATCTACGACGCGCCGAAGTGCTTGTTGAGTTTTGGGCGGAAAGGCTTTGCAGACGCGAGCCAAGCGTCTTCGGGGGCGGAGAATGTTGCGATTGCGATAAGCGCGCGCCGCAGAGTTGGTGCTATGTGGAGGCGATGGAAGATGTTTGAATTAAAATCCTGCCCGTTCTGCGGTGGCAAAGTTAGCCTTGTTCTGTGCGATGACGAAGGAAATCTGCATGATGAGGCATATAGAGAGCAACCCTATAGTGGGCTTGGCTTTATGCTTCATCACGCTTACGAGGAAAACCCGGAATGCCCGATTGCAAGCTATGAGTGCGATGGCGGGATTTTGGGCGGCGTGCATATTTACGACACGGAAGAACAAGCCGCCGAAGCATGGAACAGGAGGACGGAAAATGGTTGATTACATTCCTCGCAGCGAAGCCATCAACGAACTGCGTCATAGGTGTTATCCATGTGGTGAAGGAATTGAAGCCATTAACGCCATCCCCGCCGCTGACGTTGCCCCGGTGGTGCACGCGCGGTGGGTCTCATTCTTGGACGGTGACCACATCATGCCGGAACGATATTACCGATGCTCACGTTGCGGCAGAGTAGAGAGTAGACGACAGCCGTATTGCCATTGCGGCGCGAAGATGGACGGAGGAAATAGTTGATGGTTAAAGTGTTCTGTGATATGTGTGGGCGCGAGATTGACTACGAGGTTGACGGCGTGAATCTGGATTTCAATCACTACGGCGTTGTAAATTTTAAGACACCATTTTCTGCAGAGAAACAACTGTGCCTCTCCTGCGCTGCCAGAGTTTGTAACTTTGTGGAGAACTACGCGAAGATGGACGGAGGTGACAGCGATGCGACTGATTGACAGGGATGCTATTCATTGGCGACCAGATGAAAATTGGGAGCTTTACGCTACAGCAGCAGATATTAGGGCCATCCCTATTGTAGACGCCGTGGTCGTGACGCGGTGCAAGGACTGCAAGCACAGCACATTGCCGTCCGAGCTTACCCAGCGATACGGGAAGCCGGGGACGCTGACCTGTCACAATATGCACGCACCGAGCAATAGACGCAATGTGGGCAGCAACGATTTTTGCAGCTACGGCGAGCCGAAGGAGGGATAACGCATGGACGTTGTTGGGCGAAAGGTTGTTAAAACGCGGGCGGCTCATGTGTGCTTCGGTTGCGGGCGCAAATTCGAGCAAGGGGCTATAATGGAGCGCAGTTGCGTTTTCGATGGGACGCCGTGGACGTGCTATCTGTGCGAGAGCTGTCAGAAAGCGTCTTCTGAGTTAGGATGGCAAGACGAGTATGGGTTTGGAGACTTGCGCGAACGTTCGCTTGAGATTGAGATGGAGGCACTCCATGCTGACGATCACGATTAAAGCCAACGTCCCCGCCGCTGACGCGCAGGGCATCAAGGAGCGCATCGCAATGGATATTGAGCGATACGGTGACTGCAAGGTCGTTAAGGTCGAGAGCGACCGGGGGCGCGAAGAACAACTACGAATGCAAGGAGCTAAATTATGAGCATCAACATCAAGAAGTACACCAAAGACCAGATGGCGAAAATGGTGGAGGACGCGCAGGAGAAGACTGCGGCGCTTGAAGCAGAGATCGCCGAGCTGAAAAGCTGCATCGACGCGAAAAATGATCTGATTGCCGAGTATGCGAACCTAAAGGCGGCGATGCAGCGAAAGAACGTCGCACTGACCGAGCAGATCGACCAGATGAACGGCGAGGCCATCACCCGCGAGAACGTGATCGCGAACCTGAAAGCAGATGCGGATATTCTGCGCATGAAGCTCAAAGATACCGAAACCGCGCTTGGCAGGTCGGCAAACGAAGCGTCCAGGCTGGTAAGCGAGTTGCAGGACGTGAAGCTTCGTTTGCTTGACGCCGAATATGAAGCAGACCTTGCGCATGAATGCCCGTGGCGCAACCTGTGGGCGTGGGTGAAGAGAAAACTCGGCGGTGAAAGGGAATGAGCACGTTTCCTGATCGGCTGCGGAGATTGCGCGAGCGCCACCAACTAAAGCGCTGCGTGCTATCTGAGCTGTGCGGCCTGAACCGCAACACCATCAAGCGGTATGAGATGGGGACGCAGAAGCCGTCAATGGACGCGCTGATAAGCATCGCCGACTATTTCGGCGTGTCCATTGATTACCTGCTCGGGCGGTCGGACTACCCAAAAAGTTTATAAAAATTTTTGCAAAACTCACTTATAAGTGAGTCGGGGCATTGCAATTATGGGAGAATTAAGCCGCAGAGGTGTAAAAGCCTTTGCGGTTCTCTCATTTATGGCGTTTACCTCCTGCGCCATAGCGGGGGCGGTGCTTTTTCATCTTTTTCACGCCGCTCCCGCACCATGCCGCACGCGCGATGCAGCCCACGATCAGGGCCGAGAGGTCGCACCTCTCATGCGGCACAGGACCCCGCGCACCTCTCAACGATGTGGCCCAGCGGGGACATATGCGGCATAGGTGCCCTGAAATAGGGGAGACCACAGCGAGTGACGGGGACTTTCCCCGAAGCGCTAAAGCAGGGCAGGACTGCAATGCCGTACCAAAAGAGGAGGGCCGCTACCGTGGGCAATATATCGCCTGAAAGTGCGGCAAGTGTAGCCCATACGGGCGGGGGAATACTGTTACTGTAGCCAAGGGGCGGGGGCTGGTAGCAAAAAAATGCGACAAGAGAGGTGGTGACGAGTGCCATTAACAGCAAAGCAAGAGAGATTTGTGCAAGAGTACCTTGTGGACTTAAATGCCACTCAGGCCGCCGCGAGAGCCGGTTACAAGAATGCTGAAAAGGGTAGGCAGTTAGTTACGAATAGTAACGTTTCGGCTGCTATCCAGAAGGCAAAGGCAGAAAGACAGAAACGAACGGAAGTAACGCAGGACTATGTTATAGAAAAACTCAAAGAAATCGCAGACAAGCCTGCGTCTGATTGCACGGAAAGCGATTTGAAATATGCGAATAAGCTAAAAGCGCTTGAAATGTTGGCGAAGCATACGGGTGTGTTCGACAAGCAAGACAACGCAAGCGCTGATTCCGTTGTCAAGGTAATTATCGATGTCTGACATTCGTTTATCCGAGAAAATCGGCCCTGCGTTTTACGATATCGCGCATGATGTTTTTCGTCACGGGCACACGCATTACGACTTTAGCGGTGGGCGCGGTTCGCTGAAATCGTCTACAGTATCAATTCTTGTACCGCTTTTACTGGTTTCCAATCCGGGAACGCACGCGCTTGTGCTGCGCAAGGTGGCAAACACGATCCGCGATAGCGTGTATGCGCAGTATATTTGGGCAATCGGTGAGCTGGGCATGGCGGCGTATTGGGAGGCCAAGGTTTCCCCGATGGAGCTGATTTATAAGCCTACCGGGCAGAAGATTATGTTCCGGGGTGCTGATGATCCCATGAAGATCAAGTCTATCAAGGTGCCGTTTGGCTACATTGCCGTGACGCACTTTGAGGAAAAAGACCAGTTTGCCGGACGCGCGGAGATCCGAAACATTTTGCAATCCACCATGCGCGGCGGCTCGGTGTTCTGGAATTTTGAGAGCTACAACCCGCCGATCTCGCGCGACAACTGGGCGAACAAGGACAGTTTGGAAGAGCGCGCTGACCGGCTTTGCCACAAGTCGACATATCTGCAAGCACCGCCTGAGTGGTTGGGAGAACAGTTTCTTGCCGAAGCGGAACACCTGAAAGAAACGGACGAGCGTGCATATCAGCATGAGTATCTCGGCATTCCGGTAGGAACGGGCGGCAATGTGTTCGATAAGCTGGAACTGCGGGGAATCACAGATGAAGAAATTGCAAGCTTTGACCGCATCTATCAGGGCGTTGACTTCGGATGGTTCCCCGACCCGTTTGCTTTTATTCGTCTGCATTATGACAGAGTGAGAGAGACGATCTATCTACTGGACGAGATTTATCAAAACAAGCTGTCCAACGAGCAGAGCGCGTCTATGATAAAGCAGCGTGGATATAACAACGTGCGAACAATCTGCGACAGCGCGGAACCAAAGAGCGTTGCTGACCTTCGGGCAATGGGGCTGCCTGCGTATGAAGCGGTGAAAGGCCCAGGTTCGGTGGAATATGGCATGAAGTTTTTGCAGAGAAGAACAATCGTCATTGACAGGCGGCGCACACCGCACGCTTACAATGAGTTTGTTGGATACGAATACGAAAGAAACAAAGACGGCGACATTATTAGCGGCTACCCTGACGCGAACAACCACCTGATTGACGCGACGAGATATGCGTTAGAGCCTGTCAGCCGCAGAATGGGAGTTATTGCATGAGCAGTGCAGTTATCCAAAAGTTAAAAGAACTTGGCTATACGACAATCCCGGAAGATTTTTACAGCCAAGTTGACCTCTGGAAGTCCTGGTATGTTGGGAAAGTAAAGAATTTTCACAGATACCGAGAATATAACGGTCATGAGTGGGTGAAAAAGAAGCGGGCTTCGCTCGGAATGGGAAAGAAAGTCTGCGAAGATTGGGCAAATCTGCTCATGAACGAAAAGGTTAAAATCACTCTTGAAGGCAAAAAAGAGCAGGAATTTATTGACCGCATTTTGGAAGAAAACAACTTTACCGTAAAAGCAAACGAAATGCAGGAAATGAAGTCCGCGCTCGGAACGGTTGCATATGTACCGCGCGTTATTGGCCAGAAAGTAAACGACTACGACGCTCCGATTCCCGGAAGTGCGGAAGACATTGCGATCGACTATGTGACGATGGAGCATATTTACCCGCTTTCATGGCGAAATGGCGTGATTACAGAGTGCGCATTTGATAGTGTTGTAACACGGTTCGGACATCAGTATTTGTTCTTGCAAATCTTTAAAAAAGAGCGAAACGGCAAATACACAATCGAAAACAGCATTTATTTGTACGAGAATGAAACGCTGTCGGAAGTTAACCTTGCATCCGTTGATGGCTTTGAGCATATCCCGCGTGTCGTCCATACAGGGAGCGCGGAAAAACAGTTTGTGATAGATCGCCCAAACATCGCCAACAATTTCGATTATCTCTTGCCTGTCGGCGTCCCTGTTTATGCAAATGCTCTTGATGTGCTGGAAAGCGTAGACAAGGCGTTTAACTGCTATGGCAACGAGTTTGACAATGGCGCGTTGCTGCTAATGGTAAAAATGCCAGCAACAAGGTACGAGGACGGGAAACCGACTTTGAACAATAACGATAGTAGGTTTTACCTTCTCCCAGAGGACACGCAGCAAGGGAACGTTGTCGAACCAATTTCCCCACAGTTAAGAACGCAGCAGTTAAATGTCGGGTTGCAAGACCAGCTCAATATTCTTTCCAGCAAGTGCGGGTTTGGCGAGACCTATTATCGGTTCAGTGGAGATAGCATTGCCACGGCTACACAGGTCATTAGCGAGAATAGCACCATGTTCCGCACGATCAAGAAGCATGAAATTATCCTTGAGCAGGCATTGACTGAGCTGTGCCGTGTTCTTCTCCGGCTTGGGAATGCCACCATGAACGCAGGGCTTGACGAAAATGTAGAAATCTCCATCGACTTTGATGACAGCATCATTGAGGACAAGCAAACCGATTTTTCCCGCGATATGCAGCTTTTGCAGGCGGGCATTATGAACGATTGGGAGTTCCGCATGAAGTGGATGAACGAGGACGAGGCAACCGCAAAGGCGGCGCTGCCCAAGATGCAGGACATGACGACCGAAGAAGAAACGGAGGTAGAGTGATGGGTGGAAGAGGTGGAGCCGGTGGAACGGCAATCGGGAAAATTCGCCGTAATGTTGAATCAAGTGACTGGTGGCAATCCACAAAGCAATACACCAAGACACCAGAAAAATTGCTTAATTCTCCGACATTTATGGAAAGCGTTAAAGACGCAATCGGAAAAGAAGCGTTTATGCGGGATTACGAAATTACGACAAAACAAGTAAATTCTCTGGCTGAAAAAATGGTCAGAGAGTTACATGGGAAAGTTAAAACGGCAGAGAAGAAAACGGAATCTGCGGAAGAGTACGCAAAAAGATATTTCCGGGAACATTATAACCCAAATCGTGGGCAGCGGGAAATCACATCATCGACATACGAAAGGGCGCAACGCCGGTTGAATGAAAATGTAGATTCGTATTTCGGGCGAGGCATGGAAAAGAGAAGGAGAAAACGCAAGTAATGGGTGGACGCGGCGCAAGCATTTACTGGGGGATTTATGATTAACTTTGAAAATCTCGACAAGTTCACATTCCCCGGCGTGGGCAAGTACGATATTCCGCAGATCGAACCGGTCAAAGCGTATCCACAAGGGGAATTTGTTCCGGGGAACTATCTTCTTTCGGCAAAGAACCCAGAAGATAAAATCGTGCATTTCTTTATTGACGATTATCAATTTGTAAGGCACTGGAACACGCCGGTCAAGTACATCCCGAAGCTGTCCGAATTTGCGGCGGTGTGTGCGCCGGACTTCTCCATGTACACCGATATGCCGCTGGCGATGCAGATTTACAACCACTATCGCAAGAACTGGTTAGCGGCATACTGGCAGCTCCACGGCCTGACGGTGTATCCGACCATCGGTTGGAGCGACGAACGCAGCTATGATTGGTGCTTTGATGGTGAGCCGGTCGGCGGAATAGTTGCGGTTAGTTCGGTAGGCACACAGCAGAACAAGGAAAGCAAGCGTCTGTTTCTGCGCGGCTACGAGGAAATGATGAAACGGCTGTCACCGGAATGGGTGATATTCTACGGAAAAGTGCCGGAGGAATGCGATTGGAACATTATCCGCGTGAAGCCACACTATGATGAAATCGTGAAACGGAGGAAAGCAAATGGAATATCCGTTTCAGCCGGAAATCCTTGACGCGCTGCCGGAAGAACTGGCAGAGCTGTTCCGGGCGCTTGAAATAACGCTGCTGGAAGAAATCTGCTCCCGGCTGAAAGTTGCTGGTGAGCTGAACGAAGTAACTGCGCAAGATATTCGAGCGTTGCGGTCGCACGGCATCGACCTTAAAGAAATCGAGAAGGCAATCCGCAAAACTTCCGGTATCAGTGAAACGAAGATGAATGAGCTGCTTGACGATGTTGTGGAGCGCAACCAGAAGTATTACACCGAGTTGATTGACCTTGCGCACATCACGCAGCCGGAAACACTGGTTGACGCTGCGGAAGTTGCGGCAATCAGGGCACAGACACTTGATACGTTTCGCAATCTAACCGCATCAATGGGCTTTTTAGTGGACGCTGGTAGGACAATGCTTCCACCTGCTAAGGCGTACCAGTGGGCACTTGATAACGCAGCTATGCAAGTCCAGAGCGGCGCAATCAGCTATAATCAGGCCATCAATACGGCAGTAAAGCAGCTTGCAGACAGCGGATTGAAGGTCGTCGACTATGAGAGCGGGCATCGAGATCAGATCGATGTGGCGGCGCGCAGAGCCGTGATGACTGGCGTAAATCAAATTTGCGCTAAATATACGGAGCAGTCGGCGCAGTATCTCGAAACTCCGTATTTTGAAGTTTCCGCCCATGCTGGCGCGAGAGATAAGCCGGGGCCGTCTCCGTGGTCAAGCCATAAGGATTGGCAAGGAAAGGTTTACAGTATTCGCGCAGGTGATATTTACCCAAGCATCTACGAGATCTGCGGGCTTGGTGCTGTTGATGGGCTGGAAGGAGCCAACTGCCGCCACCGCCGCAACGTTTGGGTGGAGGGCGTAAGCGAACGCACATATACAGACGAGCAGCTTGCTCATATTGATAATGGTCTCGGCTGCGAGTTTGACGGGAATACCTACACCGCATACGAGGCAACGCAAATGCAACGGCGGGTTGAGCGAGAGGTGCGCAAACTAAAGCGCGAGAAAGCCGCTTACAAGGCCGCAGGATTGCATGAAGAAGAACAGGCGGTAAATATAAGGCTGCGGCGGTTAAACGCCAAATACAAGGCGTTCAGCGCGGCGGCAGGGCTGCCGGAGCAGCGGGAGAGAATGAAGGTGCTGTATTGAATTGGGAAGAAGCCAGAAAGGCAACCGAATTTTGTAATACGCAGCGGGGAATGACGCTGTGGAATAAAGGAGAATAAAAAAATGGCAGACGAAATTAGGACTTTTGATGAAATACTGGCTGACCCTACCTATAAGGCGGAGTTCGACAGGCGAATCACAAAGGCACTTTCGACTGTTCAGAGCAAGCTGGACGCGGAAGTGGAGAAGAACAAGCAGTTTGCAGCGAACGGCAGCGCGGAAACGGAAGCGCTCAAAAAGGAGATCGAGGGCTACAAGTCCAAGATTGCCGATTATGACTACGCAGACGTGATTCGTAAGACGCTTGCTGAAAAGGGCGTGAAATTCAGCTCTAAGGCTGCGGAAAAGGCATATTTGGCAGACCTGAAAGCAAAGCACCTTGAAATCAAGGACGGCGCGCTTGAGGGGTTTGACGAATGGCACAAGGCGCAAGTCAGCGCCGATCCGTCCGCGTTCCAAGACGGCGTAAAAATCGACTGGTCTGCCGCTGTTGGCGGTGGCGAAAAGAAAACAGATACCAATGCCGCGATGAACAATCTGATCCGCGGCGCACTCAAGTAACGAAAAGGAGTATACAACATGGCAAGTATTGATCGTTCCGCACTTTCCGGCCTTATCCCGGAACCTGTAACCCGCGAAATCATGCAGGGCGCTATCGCCGAATCTTCCGTCCTTCGTATGGGTCGCAGACTGGCGAATATGTCCAGCAAGACGCAGACTATCAACGTGCTTGATGCACTTCCCTCCGCATACTTTGTCAATGGCGAAGCCACTGACGGCGGCGCAGGTGAGGCATTCAAGCAGACCACCAAGATGGCGTGGGACAAGAAGAAGCTGTACGCCGAGGAAATCGCGGTCATCGTTCCCATTCCCGAGGCCGCTCTCGATGATGCGGATTATGACATTTGGGGCGAGGTCAAGCCCCGTCTGACTGAGGCTTTCGGCACGGTCATCGACGCGGCTATCCTGTTCGGCACGAACAAGCCGAGCACTTGGCGCACTGGCGTTGTTCCTGCTGCTGTCGCTGCCGGCAACGGTGTGCCCATCAGCTCCGACATTTTCAGCGACATCATGGGCGAGAACGGCCTGATCTCCAAGGTCGAGCTGGACGGCTTTAACCCCAACGGCGTTATGTCCGCCATCCAAATGCGCGGCAAGCTGCGCGGGCTGAAAGACACCACCGGCCAGCCCATTTTCAAGTCCGATATGCAGGGCGCGACCCGCTACGGGCTGGACGGCATGGATATGTATTTCCCCATGAACGGCGCTTTCGACCCCGCCCAGGCTCAGATGATTGTGGGTGACTGGAGCCAGCTGGTTTATGCCATTCGTCAGGACATGACCTTCAAGATCTTCACCGAGGGCGTTATTCAGGACCCCACCACGAAGGCTATCACCTACAACCTCATGCAGAACGATATGGTGGCGCTGCGCGCAGTCATGCGTCTCGGCTGGGAGATCGCGAACCCCATCAACGCTTACAACGTGGACAAGGCTGACCCGTTCCCGTTCTCCGTGTACGGAAAGGGCGGCGACATCTCCGCTGTTACCGTCTCGCCCGCTACCGCGACAATGGCAAAGGGCGACAGCAAGGCGTTTACTGCTGCCGTTACCGGCGAGGGCATCATCAACAGCGAGGTCGAGTGGAGCCAGAATGGCGCAAAGTCTAAGATCAGCGAAGACGGCTTGCTGACTATCGACTCCGCTGAGACTAAGACCAGTATCACCGTCACGGCCAAGTCCAAGCAGGACGGCACCAAGACCGGAACTGCTACCGTTACCGTTTCTTGATTTGAAAGGAGCTGACCCGTATGACATACGCTGATTATACATACTACGCCGGTACCTATATGGGCGCTGTGAGTGAAAATGACTTCCCGCGTCTTGTTGTCCGCGCCAGCTCTTTCCTCGACTACTACACGCGCAATAAAGCACAAGACCACGCCGATCTTGATGCGGTGAAGATGTGCTGCTGTGCGCTGGTTGACAAGTATGCGGTCATCGAAGCGGCGCAGGCGCTTGCCATGAAAAACCTTGCAAACGCCGCGGCAAATGACGCAGAAGTCAAAAGCGAGACGGTAGGCGGCTATTCCAGAACGCTTGCAACAGGCGGGGAATCCGCGCTGTCTGCGCTCAGTGCGACGGACGGGGCAAAGAAACTGCTTGCGGAAACGTGCATGGAATACCTTGCCCATACCGGGCTGCTGTATCGCGGAGGTGGTTGTAGATGTACGCTCCCCACACTGTAACGATTTACAACGTCGTGCAGGAGATCGACCCGACAACCCTTGATGAGGTCGAAAAGGTATATACCACGATCCTGCGCGGGGTCATGCTGCAAGCGTCAAAGGGTGTCAACGTGCGCGAAAGCGGCCTTGAAGGGGCGGACGCGGTTAACCTGTATATCCCGTTTGGCGTGGAAGCGGTAGACGGCACGACAGGAGAGCCTAAGACTTACACAGGCCCACAGGCATTTTACAACGCGGCGGATAAGTCCGGGCTGTGGACGCTCTCAGTCAACGGCGACGGCGGAACGACCTTTTTTGTAAAGAGCGAGTTCGTCACCGATAACGAGACTGTCGCCTTGTCGCACGATGACTGCTACAACCTCACCAAGGTTGACATGAAAGACTTTGGAAGCCCGGATATGCAGCATTTCGAGTGCGGAGGGTCCTGATATGGCGCTGAAATTCACGGTGCATACCGAGGGTATGGACGCGCTTGAATACATCATCGCGCAGGCCTGTACAAAGGCAGAGCACGCCGTTGCGGTGAAGGTGGAGAAAGACACCCAGCCATTTGTACCGTCCTCTGGAGCCGCCGCAGGGCTTATGAACAGGACGCGTGTCATCGGAAACAGTATTGTATATCCGGGACCTTATGCCCGATACCTCTATTTCGGAAAGCTGATGGTAGACCCTGAAACTGGCAGCTCTTGGGTGCGAAAAGGCGAACACAAGGTAGTGACAGATCGGAATTTGGTGTTCAGAACAGATGTTAATCCACAAGCCCAAGCGCATTGGTTTGAAGCGTCTAAGGCGCAAAACCTTGATAAATGGGTGCGTGCAGCAGATAAGGCGGTGAAGAAGTTTGGAAAAGATTAAAAAGACGGTGTCGGCGGCGGAAGAGGATCAGGTATCCCGCAAGCTGCTTGCGTGGCTGAACACATTCCCCGATAAGCCGGTTGATTTGATTCGATTCGAATTTCTTCCCGCCGATACTGCGGCGATGGCTCTGTCCACGATTCAGGCGGCGTACATCGTCAGGAAATACATTCTCGGCGGGTATCAGGCGGAATACCAATTCAAGGTTATTTACCGCATGAAGCCGGGGAATAGCAACGACAAGCGGCTCAAAGCTGACGAGCTACTTAACGCTTTGGGCGATTGGGCAGCAAGCGAAACACCGCCTGACATTGGCGACGGCCGGCGCGTCATTCGCATTGAGCCTACAACGCGATCCTCTCTTTTCGCCATGTATGAGAACGGCGACGAGGATCATCAAATCCTTATGAAAATGAACTACGAGGTGATTAAAAATGGCTGATACGACATTTAACACTCCGGCGGGGCAGACCGTAGACCGTGAACTTCTGATCGCGTGTCTTAACACGGGCGAAACCGGAACTCCCACATGGTCTCCCTTCGGTACGCGCGTCAGGGATTCCAGCATGGAATACGACTGGCAGGAGGATTCCTCGAAGGATATTCTTGGCACGACGCGCACGACCATGAAGAAACCCATCATCACGCAGACCTTTGACCCGTCCGATTTGGACGCTGGGGATCCTGCCATCGTCAAGATTTGGAATCTCTCGGTCAAGGAGCAGAACGCGGCGGCGCTGGCGAATCAGGACGTGCTGATTGTCCACGCTTATGCAGGCACGGCGAATACGGCAGTATTTGCGGAGCGCTATTCGTCCTGCATGGTTAAGCCCTCTTCCCTCGGCGGCGAGGGTGGCGGCTTTATCGGTATGCCTATCGACGTGACGCTTGGCGGCACGCGCAAGACGGGTACTGCGGCTATTTCCGGCGGCACTGTTACGTTTACAGAGGACTAAATCAAAGAGGGCTGGCGTTTGTCAGCCCTCATTTCGGAGGTAAGTATGGAACTCAGCTTTGATTCTGGCGTAAAAGAATACACCATTCGAGGTGTAAACGGTATTGTGACCGTGCATTTCAACCCTGCGGACGTAAATTTCGCAAAGAAAGCGTACCGCGTATTCAATGATTTGCGAAAAAAGCAGGAAGAGAGAGTGGCAAAGCTCGATACAACCGAGCCGGGCGACGAGCTCTTTGACATGGTGGATTCCATCGACAGGGAGATGCGCGACATCATCAACGATTTGTTCGAGCAGGATATTGCGGATACGCTTTTTGGGTCGGTAAATGCTTATTCCGCAGCAAACGGCGCTCCGGTATGGCAGAACTTTATGAATGCCATCATTGACCAGTTTGACGAAGCGACCAAGCGGGAGCAGGCACTTGCAGACGAAAAAATCCGTAAGTATACGCAGAAGTACAAAAAATGATGTACGAACTTCCGACGTCGCTGACCATCTGCGGCGTTGAGTATGCTATCCGCTCGGACTATCGCGCAGCACTGGACGTGCTTTCGGTGTTTGCTGCGGTCGATTTGGACAACGGCCAAAAGGTTCTGGCCGCACTGAATATTTTCTATCCTGATTTTTTACAAATGCCGGACGAGCATATTCCAGATGCTGTAAAGCAAATGACGTGGTTTCTCGACTGCGGCGACGACGGCGACAACAGGAAGCGCCCTAAACTAATGGATTGGGAACAAGACTTTCAATACATTGTGGCTCCCATCAACCGCGTTGTGGGACAGGAAGTGCGCGCAATGCCTTATTTTCACTGGTGGTCATTTGTATCTGCGTACTATGAAATCGGGGACTGCCTGTTTGCAAACATTGTGAGAATCCGCAGCTTGAAAGCAAAGGGGAAAACGCTTGACAAGTCGGATAGAGAATTTTACAGAGAAAACAGGCGGCTTGTTGATCTAAAAAAGCCGATGACAGAAGAAGAAAACGACACAATCAATGCGTGGTTGGGCAAAAAAACGCCCGACGCAAAATAGCATCGGGCGAGGGTGGTTACTTGTCTGCAATGAATGTAATTTCGTTTCCAGACCAAAAGTCGGGAGTGAAGCGAATTTCAATTTCTTTCCAGTCTTTGGGGACTTCGTATCCGACAATGCCGGTCATTTTCTTACCGGCAGCAATAGCTCCGTCTAACTGAGTTTTATCGGTTGCGATGGTGGCTGAAATGCTCAGATTTGTCGAGTAGTCATCAACATAGGCGTTGAACGATGCGATAGAACTAACGGCAATATCTTTATCCGACTGGTTATCAATGGAGAATTCGCAAAGAAGAAACACATTACCATCATCAGGCGTGTTGAACTGCGATCCATTGCTTTCGGTGCAGGAATCAAACTTTACACTGATCCCATTTAACTCGGCGGTTTCTCCAACGCCAAACGTTTGGCTCTCTGAGCCAGAATCATCGCCCGTGCCGTTTAATGCGGCGGCGATCAGGCAAATGCCGAAAATAGCAATGATGATCCCTAACATTGGGTGGCGCTTTTTCTGTTTTGCTCCGCATTGCGGGCACGTTGATGCTGATTTTGCAATAGACGCGCCGCATACTTTACAAGTAGTCATCTTATCCATATTCATTCCTCCTATAGCCACATTTTGTGGATGCATTGATGATACCATGCAAAAAAACAAATAGCAAGTAGGTGATAGTTTTGGCAGACGGTGAAATCGTAATTGACGCTACAATCAGCGACAAAAAACTACACTCTGACCTGAACAAAGTTAAGTCAAATATTGCATCTTTGCAGAAGGAGTTCAACAAGCTCGGAAGTCAAAAAACGCCGATGGAAGAGCAACTTCGCACCATTGGCGCGGAGCTTGACAACGCAAAAGCAATCCTTGCGGAAATGCGCAGCGCCCCCAAAGGCACATACGAAAAAACAGACGTATCCGAACAGGCAGAGCGCGTGAGGCTGCTCCAAAGTGAATTCAACAAGACCGCAAGTGAGGTTGAAAAGCTGAATAGTAAGCTCACTAACACGAGTGAAAAAATCTCAGATGCAAAGACGCAGGCAGCAGACCTTGCGCAGCAGATTGAGGGCCGCAATAAAGGCGCTGGCATCCGTGCAGCGACAGAAGCAGCATCAAAGAGCATGGACAACTTTGGAAAACGCATTAGCTCAGTCGTTCGCAGCGCTCTTGTATTTACTGCTATTACTCAGGCGCTTGCCAAAGTGCGCGAGTGGGTGAAAAGCGTTGTGATGACCAACTCGGAAGCGAGAGAATCTATTGCACAGCTGAAAGGCGCGTTGCTGACATTGGCGCAGCCGCTTGTAAGTGTTGTTGTTCCTGCATTTACAATGCTTGTGCGCGTAATCACGGCGGTCATCAATCAAATCTCCCGCCTTGTGGCGCTTATCTCCGGTAAAAGCATCAAGGCATCTGCGAACGCTGCAAAGTCCTTAAACAAGGAGACCAAAGCCCTGAAAGGGACTGGCGGCGCTGCAAAAAAGGCAGCAAGCGACCTTGCGGCCTTCGATGAGATCAACCAGTTATCCGGTGATACCGCTGACAGTGCGGGCAGCGGTGGCGTAAGCGCAGATGATATCACCCCAGATTTTAGCTACATGGATGATATTAGTGACAGGCTCAAAAAGATTGCTGATGCGGTCTTGCTGATTGCTGCGGGCCTTGCCTTGTGGAAAGTGGCAAGTGGGCTTCCCGGCGCGCTTGGCTCTATCCTTACAAAACTCAGCGGCATCCTCATTGCCGTTGGCGGACTTATCCTCCTGTGGGATGGCTTATCGGATGCGTGGAACAACGGCGTGAACTGGAAGAATCTGCTTGAATCCCTCGCAGGCGTTGTTGCCCTTGCCGGCGGCCTTGCAATCACATTTGGTAAGGTTGGCGCGGGCATCGGGCTTGTTGTGTCCGGCGCGGCGCTGATTATTACGGCGTTCAAGGATATTGTTACCAATGGCGCAAATCTGCAAAATACCTTGATGTTGATTGCGGGCATTCTGGCGACTGGAATCGGATTCACATTTTTAACAAAAAGCGTTCTTCCTCTTGCGATTGCCGGAATTGCAGCCATTCTCGTGGCAATGATGAAACTGACCGGGAACTTGGAAGAGTTTGCGAAAAATCTGAAAGATAACATCCTCGGCGGAATCATTCAGTTTATTAAAGGCGTATTTACTGGTGATCTCAAGATGGCTCTTGATGGGGTGAAAAAAGTGGCAAAGGGGATCGTCAACGGCATTCTGATTATTGTTGAAAGTTTTATCAACAATATTATCCGAGGGTTGAATTGGCTTATCGCAAAAATCAATTCTATTAGCCTCAAAGTTCCGGACTGGGTTCCGGGAGTTGGCGGAAAGGGCTGGTCACCTCATATTGGGCAAATGCCCAGCATTACTTTGCCGCGTTTGGCGACCGGAGCGGTTATCCCCCCCAACAAAGAATTTCTCGCTGTACTGGGCGACCAGAAGAGCGGAACGAACGTCGAAGCGCCGCTTTCGACCATCAAGCAGGCCGTTATGGAGGCGATGGCACAGGGTAGCCGCGAGCCCATCAACGTGAACCTCGTTGTGGATGGTAAGACGCTTGCCCGCGTGGTCGTCCCCAACATCAACAACATGACACGCGCGGCGGGTAAGCCCGTGCTGCTGTACTAAGGAGGGGCAAACATGGAAGTCCTTATTATCAACGGCACGGATTATTCGTCCGCAATCGCAACGAAAGGGTACGGGTGGAGCAGAAACGACCTTGACAGCGACAAGACCACCCGTACCAAAGATGGCAAGATGCGGCGCGACAAGATCACCACAAAACGGAAACTGAGCTATACAACGCGCTCTATGCCTCGCGATAAGCTGGCAAAACTCGATGACGACCTCAACAAAACGACCTGCACCGTAAAATATCTTGATTTGCATGGTGTGCGCACAAGCACATTTTATTGCTCGTCGATGGAATGCACGCTTGAAGAAGCGGCAGATGATAACGAGGTGTGGGGCGGCGCGACGTTTAATTTGATCGAGGTGTAACATGGGGCAGACAACAAGTGCACTGTGGCATGATTTGCTCCACAAGCCCGGGACGGAGCGCGAATTCAAATTTGTCATCAACGACGTAGAGTACGGAAAAGATGCAGAGGTTTCCCACTCCGTTGAATCGCAGTTGTTTGAGGAGTTCGGGATTGGCAATGCCTGTTGCGCGACGTTAAAACTTGCAGTCATTGCAGACAATATCCCGCGCGCCGCAACGATCAAGCGAAATTAAGGACCGCGTGCAGAGCAACGTACTTTCCGCCGTACAGGGAACCGTCCCCGGCGTCACTGTCATCTCCC